ATACCCTGCCAGATGGTAAGCATCGGCATAAACTCCAGTCCCGGCACCATAATCCAATACTGTTTTAATTTCTAAGTCTTTAATCTGCTCAACAGTTAATCGTGCTAATTCTTTAAAATCAGGATTGTGCATTCCGATTCCGTTCTCTAATTCTGTTGCTAAAAATTCTTTGTCTGACATCATATTAGTGTTTCTTTTGGTAAAAATTGAGTACAATTAGTATGCCCGGCAGCTTGGCTCATTCTGTAATCTCTGCCTAATCCCTGAACTACTGCCATAAAACTTGACTGGTTACCGCTGACATATTTCGCACCAGCTAATAATTGTGCGAGTTCTAAATAATCCCTAATCTCATATCTTTCAATCAAATGCTTATAAGGCTCATATTGATACATAAACCCAACAAAATAAACCTTATCAGAATTATCCTTTAAAAACTTAATCTCTGCAACCCAGTCCGTATAGTCATTTCGATATCGTTCAGTTACATTTATGAAGCTATTATTTGAGATTATCGGCTCAACTTTCAACCATCCTTGCTTCCAACTATCGTCAATAATATTAAAACTCTGAAGATGCAGCTGAACTAAATGAGTTAAATGCAGTTCAGGATTATTTCTGAATTTATCTAAATCATAAACTGTACCAGAAATTTCTCTGCCTTTTTTAACTTCGTGAATATACTCCTGAGATTCCAACAATGGCAGAATCGTATTATACAAATCATCGGGTAAATTTACGTTAAAAATACCTCCGCCTAATGCCTTAATCGTAGGCATAGCATAGATCACATCTCCAGTTGCGCCGCTATGGTAAAAGTTGTTCATTTGTCTATTTCTGAAAGTTTTCTCTGCGCCCAAGCAATGCCCTCATCGCCTCCCCAAGCTAACCACATCAATGCACCGCAATCTGTTTTAGGATCTCCCTTTGAATTTTCACGATGCCTTTCAAAACTTGACATTCTGGCAATGGTTTCTCTGCTGATGTTTTCGCCTTTAGCAATCTGGTTTGCCCTTGTCCATCCGACTAAAGTTCCGCAACCTTTGTCGTTTTCCTTCTTAATATTTAAGGCTTTCCGCGCATTGGCTTTCGCCGCCTCTGGATAGTCATTGTAACTATCAACCATTGAAACTCTGATTGCCGCCCAGACTGACTGCGCTTTTTCCTCTGTGTCAAAGATACATGCACCGGATCCAATCCGATACATTCCGTTACTGCATTTAATTACTGGCATTTCCTATTAGTTTTTTATAAATAGCAAACCTTCTCTTATTTACTTCGTGCAGATTGAAATGAATATTGCAGTAATCGTAAAGATCATTTCCGTATTGGATCCTGGCATCGTAATCAAAAGTCAATAACCGGATCCAGTTGTACCAATCCTTTTGATTATTCACATAACAGACTGGCAAATCTTTATACGGATGCACGTTGCTCACAATCGCTGGATTCTTTTTTGATGCGGTTTCCAAAACCTTTAGATTCGATTTCATTGTGTTGAATCTATTATCTACCAACGGAATCAGACTAATATCAGAGTCGCAATAAGCTGCCATATATTCGGTAACCTGATTGTAATTGTAAATAGTCGGGTTCAGTTTCAATCCATTGGTAAACGCGGAAATCATGCCATCCCAAATTTGTTTTTCGCCTTCATTATAACCAGCAATCACAGTCCTGACTGGAAAGTTTATCCGCTTCATTGGATTTTTCAGAATGTTCAAATCCTTGCCATGAGTACCGGATCCCGACCAGAATAAGCGCACAAGATCCGAAGGCTTTTTATCTAAAATAAATTGTTCCTCTCCAAAAGGAATTGCATTTGGCAATATCTCCACGTTTGGATTCAGCTTGTATATCTCATCCGCTAATCTTTCATGAGTGCAAGTGCAGAGATCCGCAATCCTAATCCAGTCCATGATTTGATCAGTTACTTTGTTGGCTTTGTAGCTTTCATACAGAATATGCGAAGGATCTAAATGCCAGTAGTCATCATTATCAACTACCAATTTAAACCCATGCTTTTTGCGCCAAGCATCCATCTGATCAGGCGTTATGTTTGCCAACATCCGGTTTAGAATAACGATGTCGAAATTGCCCTCAAAAGTTTCATCGCTTAGAGTATCGGTCATCAGGCAGTAATCTTTTTGCATATTAGCAATCGGCATCATTATCCTATGATAACCTACTCCGCTTGTTTTGCTTGTAATTGCAAGTATTCTCATTGTTTTTCAAACCATTTGTAAAGTCGCATGATCATATCGTACTTACAATTTCCGCACCAAACAGAAAGCAGGAAGTTAGGATCCAGGTACAATCGGTAAATATGCTCATACATTTGCAGTACCGGCAAATCTAAGTTTCTGATATAGCCATTCTTTGCACATTCATAATTGCTCTCATTAGCAATCAACCAATCCCGATGTTCTTGTTTTATTTCCATAAACTCCACATTAATTTTGTAACAATCGGCGCACAGAACCCAGCGATAAAAATCGTGCTGGTAATTTCTTGAATCAATTCAGGCGCATAGTAATGTAATGGCGCTGACCAGGCAGCCAGACAACTTCCGCAATTAAAAGGCTTGAAGTTAATTTTCCATCTAACATGAAGGTTATGGATCTCCGTAAAAAATAATGATGCACAGATAGCGGTTATAATTGATAAAATCATTTTTTGATATTCTTTTTAATCTCGGCTTTAGTCTTATTGATTGATCTAACAATCGACATATAAGGGATCCCGGTCTTGCGGCTTAACTCTTTCGCATTTTTTTTAAAATCTAAGGCGTATAACTTGAACAGTTCCCGGTTGTACCAATGAAGGTTCTGCAAATGTAATTCTATTTTTTGATAAGATTCCTCTGGATCCGTTTCCACGCTTTGAACCTCCTGATCATTCTCCAACAATTCTGTATAGTTTCTGTAATTCTTAAAAAAATTGCTTCGGTCACTTTTGATCATATTAAGCATAATCCGAACCATGTAATACTTTAGTTCGTTCCGCTGATACAAGCCGATCAACTTCTCCTCCTCCATTTCGCAGAGGATTAAAAACACTTCGGATTTTAAATCCGCTTGTAGTTCTACTGGCTGCATCTTTTCAAATGCCTCATTGACTGACTTTGATTCCCAAAACTCAGTTATGATCTTATCCCTAAGCATTTATTTTTTTCACTGCTTAACCACTGCAAATGTATCTCCTTTAAAAACTCTTTAAATTCTTTTTTATCTCCGTATTTCTCATGACATTTCCTGCATACTGCCATCAAATTATAAATATTCTCAGGCTCTTTAGTTCCTCCCATTCCTCTGCATTCTATATGATGAATATCTACTGCCTGAGCCTTGCATATCTCGCATGGAATAAAGTCAGACTGATCAAAGCCAAAGTAAGTTAAATATAATTTAGTGTGCTTTTTCAAATGGTTTTAACTTTAATATTGAGCGATACGGTCGCATCGAACGCCCCCTCCAGACTGGTAGTCTGTTGCTCTCCCAAGTGAGCTACTATCGCATGTTTAATATATGGCTTACTTAGTAAGTTGCATATTGGTATTAAATTTTTATCAAGTGGATATATGTATTTATATTTTCCTGCTTTCTTTCTCTTTGGTAATGTCTTAAAATCTACACTCCAATTATATCTACCTCTGTCGTGCTTCCAACCTCCTTTATAAAAATATTCTGTTCCGCTACTCTTAATATCTTCAATAAAAAACCAGTTTGTCGCCTGATAAATAATACCGTTGTGGTTTTGCCCCTTATCCGCATAGCTAAATAACATTTTAATTGTTTTGCATTCTTTTTTTATTAATTTAATAGCTATTGATAAAACCTTGCTTGTACATGATTGCTTACCATTTAAAGCCATTCTATTTAATTCTAAATATTGTCCATTTTTTAAATTAAATTTAGTTGGCATATTAACAGAAGCACCACCTCCAAATAAAACTACTCCACACCATTCGTTATTATCATTAAAAACTGAATATCCTATTGAATAAGTAGGAACGCATTTTGCATAGTGAAATTTTAAACAAGCATACTTAATAGCTTTAAATGATGCTTTTTCTAATCTCATATTTCACCCGCTGATACTGAAAAATAAGCACCTTTGTATTTTCTATCTAATAATTCTCTAATGTCGTTTTCTGCTTGTTGAAGTTGTTCTACATTTTCAAAAGTTATTTTCATAGTAGCTGGATTATTTTTTTCTTCTCCAATTAAATCATCTCCGATTGGTTCTGTATCAAAGTTAGGAACATCCAAACCCCATTCATCTAATTTGTCCGCATCCCACTCATTAGCCAACTGATCCCAATCCCATTCTCCAAATCCTACGTTATCCTTAATCAAAAATTCATCTCTTTGTTCCTGTGTCCAATCATCCGCCAAAACAATCGGTAATTCTTTTAAGCCTACTTCTTGAGCAGCCTTTAATCTCATGTTACCTCCCAGTACAACATACTTACCATCAACATCCGTAAAGCAAACCAATGGTCGCTTTTCTAACATCTCCGGGAACTCTCTGATTGACTGGACTAACTTTTTAAATTTGTCATCCTTTATTATTCTGGGATTCTTTGAGTTAGCTTTTATTTGCGAGATTTTTACTTTCATGTGGTATTTTTTTAGTAAAGGTATTAAATTTCTATAATATCAAATCCATAAATTGCTTTAATCAATTTTTTCTTCAATCTATATACCGGCAATTTCTTTGTCATTTCTGATTTCACATCAATAACTTCCAGGACTACTCCTGCCTTATAAGTGACAAAATCGGCTTTATAAAAACCGATATTAACTCCATTGACGATTAGATCATACCTGACTTGCATCTGGAAACTATCAATTAATTTAGCTTTTTGCTTTAGCTTTAGGATCTCATAATATGTAGCTTCCTTTTTAGAATCAAAGGTTATTCCGTTTACTATTGTCTTTATGTTTTTATATTTCATTTTAAATAGCTAAAAATATGTGCAATTACATCAACTGTCCATCCATTGCCCAGCATCTTATATCTCTGGCTATCGCTTACATGGTTTGTGTAATTATCTTTTACTGTTTGTAGGCGTTCACATTCTAAAGGTGTTAAACGGCGGATTCTATTATTGATTTTAG